GTCACATGTACAAAGGTTCAGGTGTCCTACAACACGCCTACTCCTTCTTTAAAAGAGTGCTCGAAGCGAAGAAATGGTCAGGGGCATAACAGGTGTTTCCAATCTGCCCCCCCCTCCTATTTCAAACGACCGGCCGAGACAACAGATTTGCCAGGGGACCGCTGCCTCCAACCCCACGACAACACTGGACGCCATCGAGCCGCCGAACGAATCGACTGCACTGGATTTGATCTAAAGACAAGTCACCTTGTTATTCACAGCATTGCCTTGCTAACACAAGACCCGGGTTCCAACCGGATAAACGCAGAGCTAACCTCTTTCGGAGGCGCTCATGTTTCTTATGTCAACTTGTTTCATGGGCGGGAGCGCTAAGCCCTGTTCCCCGTCCTACGGCGTTAGGTTCATTTCTCTTTCTCTTTTGTACATGGCTCAACGGAGCCGACGTCTACCTCTCCCGCGAGGAACTCCTCATACGTGGGTAACTTCCCCCTCATAGGAATGAGGAGTGGAAAACCACGATCTTTCTTTTCAACACGCTGCATATACGCTTTGGCGCCACCGCAATTCCGGGAAAAAGACTCCGAACCAGGACCGTAAAGATACGGTCGAAAATTAGGAGCGTCAACCCTAGTCGACGAAATAGCTAGATGAAAGCGCATTGCAGCGCGACTGGCTGAGAAAACCTCATAAGCCGTCCTCCATTTCCACGCGGCCAATTCGGCCAAGTTACCTTTCTTTTCTTCGTCATCCAACAGATCGGCATCGACATACTCGCAAGCGAGCGTCAACCCGTTATCAATTTTCAAACTCGGAACAGTCCGATTACTAGGGCCACAACGAAGGCCAAATCTCTTTGTCGCTCTGTACGCAAGAGGGCCTCTAAAGCCAAGATCATGCGTAGTCAGACCTAAGGGTCTAATCTTTCCTATGTTCCAGCTGAACCAAGCCATCGCCGCTCGAAAGCGGAGTGACCCCTTGAGTCCGGCAATAAAATCAGAAAACCCCTTCGAAAGAGTATCTAGAGATTCGGACTCCCGCAACATTCCCATACGGACAGTCGCAACCACACGATAGAAAGCGCCTCGACGCTCACAAAGTGTGGAATTAAGCGAACCGTACTCCGGTGAAACGGAAGTCTTAGTTTTCTCTACCTCTAACGACAATGACGATACTACCCCCATCCAGTGTGCACTGAAGTGCGAGCCGGAACGGAAAAGTATATCATCGCCGTTGATCAAACACGGAAACTCCGAAGAGTCAACCCCAATAACTTCGCCAGCATACAGGAAAGCAATCCTGTTTTGAAGGCAGAGCAAGGGGAAAGACAAAAAGGAACCCATCATTTGACCTCTCGAAGGAACAAAATCATCAATACCATGTTCAAGGTTGAACAACTGAGGACGAAGAATATTCATGGCGTATGCTTTCATGGAGCCAGGCACAGAGACCGTGGCACTCAGCAATTCGTCAAGAATAGCCTCTGCAACCTCAATCGAAAGGTTGTCAGTGGCGCTCTTGTAGTCCCCAGAAGTCAAAGTTTCACCTTTTACATAAGAAAAACCAGCGCGCTGTAGAACGTCAGTTGAAAAATCGCCACGGCAAAGCCACTTCTCGCGCGATAGTCTATCGTAGATTGCTTTATGCAAAGGTCTAAGATGGATCGCGTCCGCCGAGAATTTGCTAAGTGGGCGAGGTTTGCCGGCGCTTTGAACAACAGTCAGAGCCGAAGATACGCTTAATGGACGGGTCGCCCCGTCCAAACAAGTCGTAAGGAAATCTGAATGTCTGAATCGTCCTTCCCAATTCTGAGAATCTGGGTTAGAAACAAAGCCGTGCAAACCGCCGCCACCGCGACGGTTTTCCAAACATGCTGACAAAGAGGGATCGGTGTTCATTACACATGATTCGTAGGATCCGGAGTCCCACCCGTGAGGGAACAGGCTCCGAACGATCTTACGTGCAAATGTGATGTAACCGCGGGGAAGGGAGGGTGGTGGAGACTTGAAATGGTTAGCGACGGATGAAAGCAAAGGGGCTTCCATACACCGGCATGATGCCGGCTGTAGCTTCTTGATTGAATTCCATGCAAATTCTGCTTGCTGGTCCACGGCAGGACAAGCTTGCAGATAGCACT